AAGGTACTTAGCGTTACGCTCTTCTAGTCCTGATCTGAATCTGTGAACTTGGGTGGTTGCCATATCTGTTCTTCTTCTCTTCGTAGCCACAATAGCTTACCGTTCTCTATAACTCTTTCTTCATCACCACCGTAAGCTCTGACACACTCCTGATACAAGTCTTGTTCTGTCTTACAGTCAGCTAGTATCTTGTCAGCTTTCTTAGGACCAACGCCATAGATACCTTGTATGTTATCTGCTGAGTCGCCTGTCAGTATCTGCTTGTAGAAAAACTTCAAGCCATCAAACTCCTCGACTGTCTGCCAAGTACGTCTGTGTGGGTTGTAGTGTGTGCAGGGTAGCTGTAACATATCTTTGTCTATTGATATGACAATGCTCTCAGGATTAGACCATATACCTATAAGGTCATCAGCCTCTTCATCCTTGGACACAATAGCTTTCCAGTTGTCAATCAAGTGTTGTCTAATATCACCAAGGTGTACAGGTCTTTCTTGTTTCCTGTTGCCTTTGTATTCTCTAGTGACAGCAATCTCTTTTCTGAAGTTACCTTTACCTGTCAGGAATATCTGATACTTGTCATCAGTTACTTCCCACAGTACTGCTTCTAGTGCAGTCTCTAGTAGCTCGTCAATCTTTTCTAATGCTGCTTCTGTCTCTTCATCTTGACAAGAGAAAGCTGCACGATAAGCAAACGGATCACCGTCAACCAGTATTTGCAAGTTGTCGTTCTTTTGCACGTTGCCGTTCCTTCTCTGTCATTGGCCTAAGTATCTCGTCACTATAGTCCACTATGATTCCTGTGTTCCACTTACTACGTTCTTTCTCTGCTGCTTCGTAAGTATCAAACAGCTTTGGTTTGTATGATTCGTTTGTATTACAAGGCCATGACTCAGGCACGTAGTTGTAATCCTCATCAGTATCAAACATAATCATTACTGCGTATTTCATATCTAACCTCAGGGAAAAAGGACAGGGCCGAAGCCCTGCCAGTTACAACGAAAGGAGTACATGGGTTGTTACCAACGATCCTCTGCAGCCATCTCTTCAAATGGTACGTGTTCGAGGATGCCAACTTTCTCTAACCTTACTGAGGCGGTAGCTCCCTCACCGTAGATAGAGATTTTAACCTTAGCCTTAGTGCCGTTACCAAGAGCACCGTCTTCAATATAATCCCAAGGTTTATTGGTAGTGCCGTGAGTAACGGATGGCGCACCACCAAAGTCTTCAATACCAGAAGGGTGTTTGTTAGGACGTTTGAGTTTCATACCTGCACGATTATCTGCTGCAGCGATTGGTTTGATCATACGGTTGCCCATTGATTCCTCAGGGAAACCCATATCAACAATCTTCTGTAGTTCATCATCATCCTTAGGTACGAACACAGTATTGAACTGTCCTTCTGTACGCTCATGGTATTCTGAGTCATCAATGTTGTCCTCGAAGATACGTGCGTAATACAAGTCACCTTCGAATACACCATACTTAGTTTTCTTTTTAGTTGCCATTAATTAGCTCCTCTTTACTGATTCGTTTTAACAACATACACTCAATTACTTTCAATGTCAAGCAAAAAAGCATAGGTGATACCGCAAAAATCCAGATCAATGTGTATCCTTCCAATTATATCCTATGTCAGTTGACCCTGCGAGTGGGCAAATCATACCAAACTTTTCACCAGTGTCAACAATAGATTGCCTTTGTATCTTACCTAGTAGTTCAGCATCTTTCATCTGCCCACGCACTTCTGTTTGCCACTCATCGTGAGGCCACGTAACAAGCTTGAACTCAATGAACTGTCTCTTAGCTTTGTGTACCCAATCGAGTGCTGCGTGTTTCATTATGGTTGACTCACCATTCTGAAGCATACCTGCTAGTGTCTTGTGCTCTGAAGGTACTATAACCTTACGCCCATCAAGACCTCTAAACCACCCACGTTTAGCTATGTGTGGTATAATCTTTTTCTTTAAGTCAGCAAGTCCTTGAATTGATTGCATAAAGTTCTCAACTGCTTGCTTCGCTTCTTTCTGATTGACCTTGAGTATCTGTGCTACCTTGGCATTACCTGCTCCTAGTAGGAACGCATAGATAAAAGTCTTAGCCATATCTCTTGTTATGTGTGACATACCTAGAGCCTTACGGTTGAGGTTGTGTATGTCTGTCTCATCTTCTCTCTTCCCTGACACGATAGCGTGTACGTATTCCTCTGACTTCATCAGGTGTGCAAGTACACGTAACTGGATACCTTCAGCATCTGTACCTACCAAGTAACAGCCTTTGGGTACACACCATAGCTCACGTAGTTGACCATCGTATCTGTCCTTCACCTTCTCTACAGCAGTGACAGCATCACCGTGAAACTGTGCAGGGATGTTAGCTTGGTTAGGATTTCTGTGTGCCATCCTACCTGTCCATGCACCAACGTGTGTAAAGCTACCGTGAATACGTGAATCGTCACCACAGTGCCCTAGCCACTCCACTAGTGAGGATCGCCTACCTTCAAGTGTCAACCACTCTGCTAGACGTTTGCCTCCTGCAGGTGCTGTCTCAGGCAGTGTGTTAAGGTTTGCCTCAGATAAAGTCCATCCGAACTTAGCAAACTTCTGTCCTCTTTCATCCATTTTGTTCCTCATGTTTTTCTAAATACCTAAGTGCTCTAGTCACACCTTCAATATTGTCACCTAATTTTCCTATACCTGTGTTGCAAAAATGACACAGAAAGCCTCTGTACTTTTCAGTATTGTGGTCATGGTCAAAGTGTAGGCTATCACTTTTTCTACCACAACAGTGACAAAAACCTGTGTCTAAATGCTCATACTTTTTTCTTTCTCTTCTTCTCCAAGTCTTTCCTTCGTTAGCACAAGCTTTACATCTATTGTCTAAAGACTTTCTTCCTTGTTGATAAAATCTATCTAAAGGTTTTTCTAAATTACATATCTTACAAACCTTTGTCTCAACGATAAGCTCTAGCAGATTGTCTTTCATAATCTATATGCCCTTTCGTTTTTTCAAAGGGTTTCCATCCTGCATCCCACAGTCTTTCTATCCGCATCTTAGGTGAGGCAGGGTTGAAGTCTATGAAGTCGTAGCATACTAACTCAGGCTCTTGCTTTGACCAGTCCACTACTGTCTTAGCGTGTTTCTTTTGTGCGTTGGTCACGTTGCTGTACAGTGTACCGTCAGCTTTCTTTCTGTACTTGATACGGTTGACTTCCTCTAGCTTGGGTGGGAAGTCCTCTTGGAAAGCATCCTCAAGGTGTGCCTTGCGTTGTTCTATCTCATCAAGTAACTCTTCAGCCTTGGTCTTGTTGAAGTAGAAGCCGTTGTCTGTCATGGTCTGACACAGAATTTGTATGTCATGCTCACACCTCATAGCCCACTCCCACTCAGGATTATGTATTTCTTTCTTGAACTTATCGTACACTCTTAATGTAACTGTAACGTCCTGATGACAGTACTTGATCATCTCATCTGACAACATAGAGAAGTCTGAGAAGTCCATCTTGAAGTTACCTAGCCTGATACCCCAAGCCTTGAGGCCATGCCCATGCTTGATGTCGAAGTCAACCAGTCTGCTGACAATCAGTGTGTCTATGACTGACTCCAAAGGTATCAAGTCTTTCTTTACAAGGCGATTAATAATAGGAACATCAAAGCATATTCCATTGTGAAATATAAACTTGTCGTATCTACTACAGTATTCAATGAACCTTTCTCTCTCTTCTTGTATTGTGGTGAGGTGAACGAAGTGCTCCTTCTCACCTGTCTGCACATCTTCTGCACAGATACACCAAATCTTATCAGGAGTCAGTGATTCTGTTTCGATGTCCATTGCAACGATCTTATCTGTCATCATCTTCTCCTGTAAACTCTACCCACATTAGAGCCACTACGTTGAATATCCATAGCGAACTACTGAGTATAACTTTTGGAAAGCTCATCTCATGTGGCTTCTCTAAAAAATAGAATATAGTTCTTACGTGTACGTAATACAAGAACACGCCAAAGAAATATATTACTGCTGCAAAGGCAGCGTAGGGATCAATATACTGCATACTTTTCTTTCAATGTAAAGGAGTCAGGGTCAAACTGTAGTTGCCCTGCGTATCCTGTTGGACCTACTGGTCTGTTCTTTGTTACTAGTAGCTTGGTTGTGTTCCTCTCTTCTCTGTCCTCTGACATCTTGTCACGCTGTAGATCAACTACAACTGAGGCACGTTGCTCAATCATACGACAGTACTTTACCTGACCGTCATCGTTAGTGTGTCCTATAGTTACAATACCTACACCCAACTCTGCTGCAAGCTTGGATAGCCTGACTGACAGGTCAGCTAGGAACTGCTCCTTGCTATCCTCTGTACCTGCGTTGGCAGATATGTCTTGGATAGGTTCGAAGAACACGTAGTTTACATCACACGCTTGAGACAGATACCTGATCTGTGACAGTAAGTCAAGCGGATCGTCCTCATCATTGAGGAAGAACTGGTATAGTCTCTCATCCTTGGTAAGCTTGGTGATAGCCTGTTGCACTAGACTGTCAGCGTTCTTGTCCTCGATCAAGTCCTTGCGTGTTAGGTTGTCGTTCAACTCGTAGGATACCAAGCCAAGTATAGACCGTAGCTTAGTCTCTTCCATGTGCCACGTAGCTATCTTGATGTCAGGGTATTGACTGA